CTTTAAGTCAGGTAAACTCTTGCGGATAATTACCCACCTTGAGCCGCCGTAAGCTAAAGCCAAGTGAGACAAGGTAAGAAGTAGCCAATACGTCTTACCCCCCCTTATACTTCCTCCGAATACTATCACGCGGTAGTTTGCGCTCAACGCTTGGTCGAATGCAATAGTCTGAGTCTTAGTCAGCGTGTAGCTCATTCCTTCGGCTTGCTCTCCTCAGTGCGGATAATAACCAACGGCTCACTGCTTGTTATGTTAGTGTCGTGAGTTTGCTTCGGCTTGCCATAAGCGCGGTCAAGCAGCACTTCAGCAGCCCTTACATCGCCCTTAGTAGCCTTAGCCCTTAGTGCTTTCAATATCGCTTCGCCTGCGGTGATGCCGTCCTTCTCCTCGCCCAAGACATCAGCCATTAGCTTATCCAATGCAGGTAGCTTGCGAGGTCTGCCTCCGCCGTTGTCGCCTCCCGTTTTTAGTTTGCCGCCGTTCCTACCTTCTCTCATTTTTTTACGAGCTTTTACGAGGTTATGTATTCAATTCCATTTCGCTTAACTTTAAGCGATGGGTCAAGTTTTAACATCCTATCAACTATTACTTGGCAATACTTCGGGTCTAATTCCATCCCGTAGCATTTGCGCTTCAGTTGGTGTGCTGCAACCATTGTTGATCCGCTGCCGAGAAATCCATCTGCAACTAATTCTCCAATCTTAGAAGAGTTTTCTATTAATGGCGCTAATAATAAAATTGGTTTCATTGTCGGGTGTTCTGCGCTTCGGTGTGGTTTATCGCAGTGTATTATTGTTGACTTGGTTTTATCGCTTAACATTTCAGTTAGCATTTTTTTCATTTCGTCTTTGGTTAATTTATTTACATTTATAGTGTCTTCAATAACCGTTGTATGCGTTCTTTCGTTTGTAAAATAATGCGCTGCTCCTTCTTTCCATCCGTATAGACATAATTCGTGTTTCCATTGGTAATCTTGCCTTCCTAATACCATTGTATTTTTAACCCATACTAAATATTGTTTTAATAAAAGTCCTGAATTTATCATCGCGGTTGAAAAGTTTACGGTTTCCGTTGACGCGTGAAAAACATACCAAGCTCCGCCCTTTTTTGTATAGCTTCCCAATGCAGTATAAAAGTCGTATAAAAATTGATAAAAACTTGAGTTGCTCATATTGTCATTTTGTATTGTCAAAGCATCTTTTGTTTTTCCTTCGTAATCTATATTGTAAGGCGGGTCAGTCATAACCATATCGCAAAGTTTCTCATCCATTACTTTTTGCCAAGTGTCAACTTGCGTGCTATCCCCGCAAAGTAACCTGTGTTCGCCTATTTCGAATAAGTCGCCTAAAACAATATCGGTTTCTATTTCGTTTGGTATCTCAAAGTTATCTTCTTCTGCTACCAATTCTATTATTTCTTCATCAAAAACTGGTAAGTCTAATCCCCATTCTTCAAGCTCATCTTTATCCCAATCATTGGCAAGCATCTGCCAATCCCATTCGCCGCCGCTTACGTTATCTTTAATCAAGAACTCGCGCTGCTGCTCCTCTGTTAAGTTATCTGCAATGATGATAGGTACTTCTTTCAATCCTGCTTCTTTGCAAGCCTTTAAGCGCATATTGCCGCCAAGCACAACCATATCAGTATTTACTACGATAGGTCGAATGGCAAGCATCTGAGGTAAGTCTTTAATTGACTGCACCAATTTAGCAAACTTATCATCCTTAATCAATCGAGGATTGTTTGGGTTTACTTTAACATCGCTTATCTTAGCTACTATTGCTTGCATATAATTATTTTTTCTTTCTGCTCTTCGCAGCCTCTGCTTCTGCAATCGCTACTGCCTGCGCAGCAGGATATCCTTCGCTTACTAACTTGCGGATGTTCATTGCGATAATTGCCTGCGAGTCTCCTTGAAATAGTGGCATAGTAAACTTACTTTTTATTATACAAAGATATGTTTTTTGCAATATCAATCTGCTCTTGTGTGAGCTTCAATCTTACAACCTTGTTATACATTATCACATCAGCGGTAAGGTAGCCCTTATCATCGTGCCTAAGCGAGCCTATCAAGTATTCATTAGGCACTTCGACTTGTATGTCCTGCGATGCTTCCATAATGCGCTGCATCCTTTCTAAGCCAAATCTTACAAGGGTATCCTGCGCAGTACCAGTCGCAGTGAGGTAACCTACGAAGTGCTCATCTTCGATAACGAAGTAGCCACTGCGCCATCTATTTTTTTGCATTGACCCGGTATTGTAGTAAGTATTGTTTAATCATCTCTCTAACTTCCTCTTTGCGGCTTGCAGGAATCCTTACTGTAAGGTTGCAAGTTGCTTCGCCGTATGCAAACGGTGGTCCTGCACCTTCGCGCACTCCACCTCTACGTTCTATCTTGGTCTGTTCCATTGGATGCAAAGGTAGTAATTAAATTTGATTGTGCAATATCACTGCAAGAAATTCTGCCTCACTTCTTACGATATGGTATTCGTGCCCGAGCGAAAGGCAGAGCTGTTGGAACTTGACTTGCTCAGGCGACTGCCTGCCAGTTTCAGTCTTCCATTCAATCCAACAAGTTTTACCTTCGGGCTTTAGAAAACACATATCGGCTACGCCTGCTACAACACCTAATGCTTTATTCATTGCGCCTCTTGCACCTCCTACGCTGTTATTATTTATCGCAAAGACGCGCCCACGTAGGTCGGGGCGGTTGTTCCATAAGTTTTGGAATGCCTTAGATTGGATGGTTGCTTCACTCATATTTGTTGCAGCTTGCTTTTAGGGTGCAACAAAAAAAAGGGGGTGCGACACACCTCAACACTTACAGCCTCTAAGGAAGTAGCTATTTGTTGCAGCTTGTGCCTAAAAAAAACGTACTTAGTACTATATGTGTGTGTGTGTGTGTGCATAATGTGTGTGTGTATATATATCTCTGTTATTATTAGATTATTAAGATGTAGCTGCAACAAATCGCTGAATGGCTTGGTATCATTGAGCAAAAGTGTTGCAGCTTTAAAATGAGTAAGCTGCAACAAGCTGCAACAAATTAAAGGCTGTTGAGTTTGTTAACATAGTACATCATAACAATTGAATGCCCTCTGCGCTTGCGGTCTTTAGCATATCCGAGCGATGTAAGGATTGAACCAATACGCTGAGTATTGAGATAATTTATTTTAGTATCTATCATAAGGTACTGTGCGATTTCGGTAAGCGACATCCACTCTCCGAATGCAGTTGTTGCAATTTCGAGCTTCTTATGTATCATATCTTCCTCAGGTGTTGAAAGTTTAAAGGTCTCGGTTGATTGGTTTAAAAGCGCGATGTCTTCCTTAAGTATGGTGTACTCAGCCCCTTTGCAGAACATCGCGTATAACTCGCGCCAAAGGGCAGCCTTATCGCATTTATTGTAGAACTCATGGTTTATGTTCCTTATGTGAATTGGTATCTGCCTGCGGTTGCCAGTAGGGTCGGATAGTATCTGCGTTTCATTTGATGTGCCGCAGAATACTGAAAGCCTGCGAAGGTCGGTTGATACTCTGCCGTATGGCTCGCGCACGTTTATAAACTCTTTAGATGTTAACTCCTTAAGCCGCTTCTCCTCCTTCTTAGACTTACCTCCGTACTCATCATCCATAATGATCCACTTTTTAGTCATTAGTATCTCATCATCTTTGCCAGCATCCATCTTGCTCTCGGCAAATAAAAAGCGCAGCTCTTTAGGTAGAAGATATCTAAACCAATGTGTCTTACCAGTGCCCTGCTTTTCACCGCAGAATATTAGCACTAATGGCGAGTGAATACCATAAGCGGAAGCAACGCAAGAGAGAAGCCAAATAAGAATAAATTTATCAGCGTTTGGAGTATCTGAGTCGATGCTTGAAAGTAGCAGCGCGATGTTTGGGCAGTCGTCTCCGATATGCAAGTCCTTCTCAAAGAACTCGTGTAGTGGGTTGTATGTTTGAATACGATTGGAGAATAGTATGGAGGTAATTAAGTCCTTTGTTGACTCTTTGAAAATGGCTTTTGAATCGAGGAAGATTGAGTTTATGTCGCTATCATCAATCGGCTTGTTGTTAAGCTCCACGTTGCGAGTAATAGTGTTTTTTCTCAGTGAAAATGTATTGACAAATACTGCTATGTCGGCACTTACGTTCTCCGATTTATATTTAATATCCTTGCTTACTATCTGCTTAACAATCTCAGCACTTTGCTCTTGAGTAATGCCTCCAAACTTTTCGAGATTTTTAACTATTTCCTCTGAGCCAACTCCTGCCGCACGTTGCGAAGTTGCCGAGCGCATTATCTCTTTAGTCTGATTTGAATAGGCATCTATGCCGTTCTGCTTAGCGTGAAAGTAGATAGTTGCAATGGTTGATTTATTGCCTTTGCTTTCGCTGTGATTCTTTAAGCAGGCGGTGTACTGCCTATCGCAATCATCGGAGTTATACTTGGAGGAGTGCGAAGATAAAGTATGAAAATGGTCGCGCCCTTGCTCGCCAAACTCAGATACAAGCGCATAGCAAATGGAAATCCAATCGCTGTAATCTTCGCAAAGGTTAAGCTGCTTGCGGTCCATCTGCGCAATCATCTCATCAAAATCAGTTTTTACAACTACTACTTTGTTAAACTTGATTTCTTTTTTCTTGGGTAGATACTTCTTAAATACTGGAGCTTTGGTATTTTCATATAGGAACGGGTCGTATGAAGCAAATCGAGCGCGAGCAACATTCTTGCAGGACTGGTCGATTATTAGCTGATATGAATTGTAAAGGTAGGATGCGATGCCGTTGAAAGCATCAAGATGCCTGCTGCCATCAATTCGATAGATAACGCATAAGCCGTTTCCACTAATGGAAACAAAAACAGCATAAGTATAGGGGTCGTTGCTTAGGAGCTTACGAGTCTCCTCAATATTTTCCACGTTGTCAATGTCCATTGCAATGAATCCTGAATGAGTGCGAAGCGCATCATCTTTTCGAGCAGCAAATGAGCCGCTGATTGTTACCAGTGGAGCGGTCTTCTTAAGAAGGTCTCTGACTTCTTTGTTCGGAGCTGCTCTGCATTGCAGTACTATGTCTTGCCATCTTCCTGAGCGGATGCCTTCAAGGAAGGATGTTATTTGGATGTCAACATCTTGGTCATCTTTGATGTTCTTGTAGTAGGAAATCTGCATTGTATAATTGTTTTAGGGTTGTTTTAAGTTTATTGTCGACAAGCTCGCGGTGGAAGCGGTTAAAATTCTTCTTTTTTTCCTTACACCACAGCCTCGCAATTTCGTGATTCTTTTTCTCGATGTGCAAGTAGTTGTCGGAATTTATTTTTTTTATGTTTTTTTTCGCCATAAATGCAACGTGCTCAACGGAAAGAAATAGCGAGCGGTATTCTTTATGATTTGAGTTCATTGCGATTAGCTTTTTGATGTCAACGCTCTCTGTCATTAGGATAAAGTCATCAATGCCTGCGTCAAGCACAATCTTTTTAGGAAACTCATAGCCGCAAGTGCAGACCATCTTCGAGGTGTGAAGCAGTGCTTGGCACTTTGGGCATTCTTTTACTGGAGCTATTCCATTTCCCGGCTTCTTAGGATTCTGAAAGATGCTTTCCCAATTGCGAGGTGATGCCCAAGAGCCATGCGTTAGGCAGTTTCCGCCTAAGTCGATGATGGTAAATGTGAGCTTCACTGGATGCGGTCTTGCACCTCTGCCGCACATCTGAAGCCATAAAGGCATTGATGCGGTTGCTTTGTTAACAATCACTGTTTCGATGTCGGGTTGGTCAAAGCCAGTTGTGGCGATTCCGATGTTATTCAGAATGGCATCAGGAGTATTGGCAAACCATTGCAGGATTTCCTCGCGGTCTGCTGAGGTAGCATCGAGGTGCTTTGAGTTATAGCCTTGCGCTTTGAAGGCTGCGTTGACCGCTTGGGAATGTTCTACGTTGCAATTAAAGATAATTGTTTTGCGACCAAGTGAGTGCTGCTTGTAGGCGTTAATTGTGGAGTCGATGTACTTAGGCTCTTTAAACATTGCACCCATCTGCGCTTGGTCGAAGTCGCCTGCTGTCATTTTTAGCTTAGCACGTTCCACTATCTTGGCAGCGGAGTAGGTTTGCTCAGGGCATAAGAAGCCTTGCTCGATAAGATCAGGTATATCAATGCCGCAAACTATGTCAGAGAAGTAGTTGCGAAGTGGATTGGTCTTTTTTGCTGCCAGTGGAGTTGCTGTGAAGCCTATTATGTACTGCTCTTTAAAGTGGTCGATTACTTTAGTGAAGTTGCCGATGTGGCACTCATCAACTATTACCATTCCAATATTGGTGAATTGATGCAGCCGCTTGTAAGCAGATTCCACCATTGCGACATATACTCTTGCAGGAGGAATGTTGCGCATTCCTGCGACTACTTGCTGCGTTGGTAGGTTAATGGCTTTAGAGGCTTGTATGAGCAGTTCTTCTCGGTGAACAAGTATAAGTATATCCTGCGTGCTTTTAGCGCAGAAGCGGTCGCATATCGCAGAAAAGCAAACAGTCTTGCCTCCTCCAGTTGCGAGCTGCGCAACCACCTTGCGATGGCTGCGCAGCTTGTCGCTGATGTTGTTGATAAATCGTTCTTGGTAGGGGCGGAGGGTCATTGGTACATTTCGTTGAAGTAGTGATTGTCTTGTTGAAATCCATTAAAATTTTCTTTTCCACCTTGCCAATTCATTGCTCCAGCCCAATGAGCATCCATAATTTGCTCCTTTTCCATTTCTTTGGCTTGGTTAATTAAACTTTCCTTCCAACTAATATCAATTTGGGGGCATTGATTTTCTATTTCTTGTACCAACCACTCAACTGCTGTTTGCTTATTTTTCATTTGCTGTATTTTTTATTGTAAAATTGTTCACCAACGGACTTTCCGATGGAGATTTGCCCCCGAAAAATATCGGTTGCACACTCGTTGCAGTTGTCTATTATCTGCTTTTTATCTTTGCGCCTTGCCTCAGCAAATAGATGCGCAAATGCTTTTGCTTGTTCTGACTTCTTGAGCTCGCTTATGAGCCAGTTCAATGCTGTTTGTTCCATTTTTCTATTGAATATATGTCTGTTACTGATTCATTAAACTTGTATTCGATTCTCCCTTTTGCACTCCAACAATGCTCAACATAGCGCACATCTTCTGCGAGGGTAACAAACACAGTCATATTATCTGCGTTGTTATAAAACATCCGAAGATGTCTCTGATAAATCTCTATGTATCTGAACTTTCGATGCAGAAAGTAGTGCATCACATTGGTGAAGGAGTAATTTTCAAATCCTTCGCAGGACCAAGAACTCTCGGATAAGTTGTTCTGCGGCATCGATTTCGGCTTGTGTATGTCTGTAAATAAAAAGTTCACCTTTGAACTTATTTGGCACTCCTATATAGTAGAAGTTTGTTGCAGGAAAGCCAGTTAGGTAAGAGTACCAAACTGCTTGAATGTGATTGAAATGCTTGACCATATCGGAAGCAAAGCTCCGAAGGTTAGTGCAGGAAGTTGTCTTGATGTCGGCGTTGATTTGGAACTCAGGGCAGTGAATATCTAAAATGCCTTTTGCCGCGATAAGCTCGCCATCAATCGCGATGTCGCGTATGAAGGTTATCTCCTTTGCTGACCTTTCGAAGATTATACTAAGCATTGGATGCTTTGCGATTGCTTGATGCACTTGCCGAGCATTACTCGGCATCTCACTCGGCAAAGTCTCAAGCAAATTGCGGTGAAACTCTGCGCCTCTCTCAAGAGCACCAGCAGCAAATATTAAGCTGCCGCTGTAATGCCTCTTGATAGATGATGCGTTAATTGCATCAATGTTGTTGTAGTGGTCGCGTGTCATTATAAACTTTGCTTTAGCCAAGCATCAATTTCCGATTTTAAAAATCTTAACCTTTTGCCGCCTTTATGCAATGGGATTTGTTTTTTATTAACCCATCCGTAAACGGTCGCCTTACTGGGTTTGTCGGGGTGATATTCACAAAACTCATCCATATTAAACCATTTATCTTCGTGTTGTTTTTCTGTTTCAATAAATTTATGGTGCTTTAAACACGCATTTACACAATCAATTATTATGGTAGATAATTCATCGGGAGTGATTTGGACTATTGTTACTGCTTGCATTTTATTTTAAGGGTTTAAATTGGTTAATGAATTTTGTTGTACTCCTCGCGGCTCATAATGCTTTGGATAAGGTAAGCCTTGCTGACCGCTTTCGTATGCTTCGCGTAATGCGCACTTCATTTTCTCCTTAAGAGGTTGCGGCTTTTCGGTTGGCATAATTGTGTTGAGGTACTCAGTGAACTGATTGAACTCATCAACTATGTTGCTTAGGTAGGTCATCGGATTACTTGGGTTTTAACATCGGTTAACTTGATTCCTTTGATAGTCGTTGTGCCAGTAAGCTCCATTGCTTTAGGCAGTTTGCGCATTAGCTCGATTACATCGAACATCTCTGCTCGCATAATTGTCATAAGCACCGCTTGCCAATCTACTTCGCCAACCATCTCAGCTCTCTTGCTGATGCGGATGTTTTTTGTATGGTCGTTGCTCAGCGTTGTTGTGGTCATAGCATCTGTAAAGTGAGCCATTATATCGGCAACCATTCCTGCACCACTATTCGCAAGTGCTGCTTTTGCTTCGGCTGCAATCTTTAAATCTGCTTCTGCTTTGATGCGCTCAAGCTCGTTTGAGTATTCTACCATTAAGCTCTTGCGTTGGTCAATGAAATCTCTGAGCGGCTGCGTTGCTGCTTTTTCAATGTCCATTAACTGCTTCTTAAATGAGTCAAGCGGCAGAGTGATTGTTTTGCGGTGGGTTTCAATATGCTTGATGGCATCGTTAACAGTTTTGATTGCTTCTGCACTGGCATCATAGCTGAATTTGTCTTCTATTTTGGAAGGTACAGCCTTCATCATCTGCTGCGACTTAAGAACTTCCGCCGAATTTATCGCGTTGTGAAAGTTCGTAAGATTTTCTATATTTGTCTCCATGTTTTAGGGATTTTAAAATTAGGGAGCGCAGCAAAGCGCCCCCTTTTTTGTTTATTAAAATGGTGCTTCATTATCATCTTCGCCAAGCCAAGCGGTTTCAACTGGTGCTCCAACATTAGGCTTAAATGGCTGAGAGATTCTTGCGATGTACTCATCTGAAATCTTGATTTTATCTTGAATAAAGTCGGGCAACTTTAAGAAGGTAACTTCATCGTGCTCTTGCGTGTTATACATTAGCGGCTCGTTAAATGCAGGAGGGCAAACTAAGCCTTTAGGAAGCGGCGATATTCCAATTATGTTAGCGTATGTCGCATCGCCTTTTGTAACGTGGGTGATGTTTAAAAGGCAAGCCTTGCCGATTAATGAGAAGATGTCAAACTTTGCAGCGGTCTCATCGGGCATCTTCTTTCCTGCCCAAGATTCGATGTCGCGTCTTAGCACTGACTTGCTATTCATTGACAAGTTGTAGATTGCTCTTGCGTAGAAAGGCTTCAAGCCTTCGCCTTTTTCAAACTCGTAAGTTTCTGTCGGCAGCTCAAATATTAATTGAACTTTGCGTTTCTTTCCTGGGAACTGCCCTTGTTGCATGGTAGTTCCTAAGTCGACAATTTGGTAACATCTTGCAGGAAATGCGCCTTCGGGCGCAATCTGACGGGAGGTGTTATTCCCGATGGGTGCTGTTAAAGCCATAGTGATTATTTATTAAGTGATTGATTAATTACAATTGAATCGAAGGCTATCATTGCCTCCTCGAATACCTTGCGATATTTATGATGAAATTCTGCTTTGGAGCTTTCGAAGTACAAGCGATTGCAGTAAGGCACATCTTGTATCTTCTCTTTGCTGAACTGCCTTGCAACAGTGATAGCATCTAAGTCGCATCTTTGGAAGATGCCCTGCTTGCAGCCATCGTCTACGATGCAAAGTAGCAAGTTTTGAAGATGGTCGTACTGCCAAAATTGTGTGTTGTCGAATGATTTAAAATATGTTTTCATAGGGTTAAAATAGTGGGCGGTAATTAGCCGCCCGATTAGTGATTAGTGATTAATATCGTTGCCAAGTTTATAAGCGCATAAGATAACTCCTTCAAGTTTTTTCATAGAAGTTACTAATCCATTGCCCGTATAAATTACATAAATAGTATTTTGTAATTTCCAAGATAATTCTCTTGCTTCCTCTGAAACAAGTTTATAACTTAAAGTTTCTTTGATGTTTGCTGTTTCGATTTTCATAGTGAGTAAATGTTTGATTGAATAATTATAGGGCAAATGTAAAACTATATTTTAAATACGCAATACATAAACAAAAATAAATGCAAAATATTTTTATCTCGCAATGCAAGTCGCTGATTATCAGCCTATTTATTTTGTGCTTATTTTGCCGCCTTAGCTACCCCAAAGCCGATTAAAGCTCCAACACCTACTTTGAAAGCAGTTGTTTGATACCACTTCTTCTCCTGCTTGATGTAGATGTTATTCATTCCAGTAATCTGCATTGATGGGTTATCGATGCGCATACGAATCACTTTATCTCTGCGCTTAAATAATCCTTTGCGAATTGTATCACCAACGGCATAAGTAAAATCGGCATTCATAATTAAGCTATCAATCTGCAAGTTGCCTTTAGTGGTTAGCTGCCCACCGATTACCCAAAACTTCTCAGCCTTGTAGAACTTTAAAGGCAATCGCAAGTGCGGCACTCGGTCGATGATAACAGTATCAGCAACCTTGAACTCGGTCTTAATTACTGTGCGCGTTTTAAACTTTACCACCTCAACGGGATTCTGTAATTCCAATTCGAGTGCTGCAATCTGCTTTGCTTGCATTGACTCTTTAGAGTTGCTCTGCGCTATTATCTGCGCCTGCGTTGCAATAGTTGTGCTATCCTCGAATCGAGTTGTTGTAAGCTCGCAAGGTGCAGGCTGATTAGCGCAAGTTCTAATTAAGAGCAGCAGCAGTATGAGGCAGATTGTTATCAATAGCTTGTTGTAGTCCATCTTTTATAAGTTTAAAAAGTTTCTTTTTGCTTTTCTCCAGTAGCCTCTTATTTTTAACTTCCGCCTCTAAAATATTGAGTGCCACGCAAACTGGCATAAAGTTCTCAACTACGTGCAGCGATAGCTTCTCCTCAATTGTCATATCTCGCGCGATGCTTTTTTTATCAATTGGCGCATTGCCTCATCGAGCTTATCAACGCAGGCATCCACCATTTCAAGCAGTGCAATCTTCTCATCATCAACATTGGTGTCTCGTAGCATCTTAGTAAGTGGTTTGATATTAACGAATGGCTGCCGCAATTCGTGCGATAAGATAAATCGAAACTCCTCAAGCAATGCTCGCTGCCTTTCATATTCGTGCGCTGTGATACTGGATACATCAACGAGCTGAATGCCAATAAAAGTTATTCTTGTGCCAATTGCGAAGCAGTTCCAAACATTATAGCGATGCACTAAATTTTTATGCTTTGTTCTTGCATAAACTCTTGCAGGGTCAGGCGATTGTTTCTTGGCTTTTTTTATTGCCTCAATAAAATCTTCGCGGTCAGTTTCAATATCAATTATGTCGATAATCTTCTTAGGCTGAATGTGACTTGCATAGCTCTTGAATAAGCTATTATTACTTATTATGTTGCCATCCATATCAGTGACAACATAAAATAAATCAAGGTTATTCTCTAAGATGAATAGTAGAGACATTGGCGAAGTTCAGTGTATAGTTTCCCCCAAGAAGCAAGCGAGTTGTAAAGCCAGTAAGCGGTGAGTAATATCGTAAAGCTAAACAGCAATCCCATAACTGGCGCATCTATTGTATCCTTATGCTCAATCAACGTCTTAGGCTTTATCTCGATGCGCTGATATGGCTTAGGATGCACCAAGAATGGCGAGGTGCTCGGAGTGATTGTATCGCTTGCGTAGATGTCGTGAATCATAGGCGTTTCTTGGTGCGGCATATTATAATAATCGTGCGCAAGTTCGTAGGTTTGACCCCATTGGTCAACTGCGTATTGCTTGCCAAAGATAGTGAACTTTTGCACTGGCTCGCCATAGTGCCAAACTTCATAATGCGTGTGCATCTTGCAGCCTTTGCCTAAGATGCAGTTGTCGCTAAGAGTAACGATGGTATCAGTTCTTTCAGTTATCATCTTGGTTGGCTTTAGGAATATAACCTGCGGCAATCATAGCTGCCACAATAGCGGCAAGTGTCTCGGTAGAAATCGCTTTAAAAATCAGCGCAAAGACGCTTGATAGAATTACCAGTGAGCCGATTGTCGACCTCCAGTGCTTAACAACAATATCTACCATCTGCCTTGACTTGCTGATTTTTCTTCGCATAGAGTTTATACGCTCTTGGAGAAATAAAGTTCTGCTTCTAATGTTCTGCGCTTAACCAAGCCGTTGACCTTTTTGCCGCCTGCATTTACCCACTTTCCAAACTCTCTTGAGATTGCAGGGTCGGCAGGATTCGCTTTTACTTTGGTTAGTAATGTTGACTTAGCAAGCGCACCAGTTCCAAGATTAAAAGCAAAAGACACCAACGCATCAAACTGATTTTGGTTGACTGCTGTTGTATTAAGCAGTGCGCTAACATTCTGCTCGAAGTCGCGCACTGTTTTACGCAAGAGCGCATCTGCCTGCTCTTTGGTAATCTTATCTCCCATCTTAACCTTTTGGTCGTTCGCATAATAGGTGCTGCCGTAGCCGATAGTTGGCACGTTAGCACTGCAAAGGTAAGCAGTAAGCCGCAAGCCTTCGAATGATTTAATTAGCTCAAGACCTTTAGGGGAGGTGGTCATTATGGATAAACGCGGATTTCGATGGGCGTATATGCTAAAACACCATTTGCAGCGTTTAAAGAATTATCAAGAGTATAAATATAAAACGGTCCTTCAAATGTCATATATCTTATTGCAGGAGTAACTTCAACCATTGTTGCAGTGTCTCCAAGATTAGTAATACTATACCAAGTTTTTAATTTATCCCACGCAACCGTATTTTCTATTTCATAAATTCCCACACTTAAATAAGAAAATGTAATTACTCCATCTAAAGTATTTTCCAAAACAATTACTGTAGGCGCATCAGTTCCTATTTGTGAAACCAATGCACTATACACCTTATAAGGTCTTATATTCCCAACCTCAATCTTCTTGGTTGTTCCTTCGGGCGATGAAGTCGTGTCGCTTACATCAACAATACATAAGTAGTCATCAGTTGCCGCTGTTGCGAGAGCTGTTAAGTCTGTTATTTTTATTCCTGCCATAGTTTCTAAAAGTTTAGTATAAAGAAAACCGCCTCGCTTGAGGTCGGGAAAGTTATGTTATTAATGGTGTACTGGTCAACGCTGATAAGCATAATGCCCTGCTCGGTTTCAAGATGGAAGGTGTTATCATCTACCACTTCGCAAAACTGCCCCTCTGTAATGTCTATGTTTATCATTGCTTAATAATTTGGAAGTAAGAGATAATTGTTGAATCACCAATCGCTGCATTCTGAATTGCAAAGATAATATATTGGTTGACTGTCCAATCAATATTAGAATTTGTTTGCACCCCGTTAAAGTTACCTGCGTCGCCAAATAAACTTGATGCTGCATTGATTGTCTGTGTTACAGTTGCACTTTTAATCAGCACTTGCCTTTCTGTTCCTAAGTAGTTGTTGGTTGTATTCGTTGTTGTACTTGTTGCAATTAGCGTAGCGGCTGGCACTGTCAACGAATCGGCAGTGTTGATGTACATTCTTAATGTTGTTAAGCCAGTTGTAGTTGTTTTACCAAACCTGCATTTTATTTCTATTATATCACCAACAGCAAAAGTATTTGCAGGCACTAACTGACTTACAACTTTTGTATTTGCCGTTGTACCAGTTACTGCTGCTTGGTTGTTTAAGTCTTTATAAATTGATGAAGTCTTATTGTTAAAGGTAGTCCAATTAGCAGCAGTCAAAAATCCCTTGTTGCTTGCGCTTGCTGCTTGCCCATTTGCATAGTCGATGCTTATCACTCCTGCCGTTGCCTCAAAATCATTTGCAGTAAAAGCCGCAGCCCCTTTAGTTGTTCCGTCTGCTGCTGCATCTGCTATGCTTATTGCAGGAGTTGTTCCTCCGCTTGATGCAATTGGAGATGTTCCGCTAACATTGGTAACAGTGCCATTGCCCTTGTTGTTGAATGTTGTCCAATCAGCCGAGCTTAATGCGCCTCTATTTGCTGCGCTTGCAGTTGGCAAGTTGAAAGTATGAGTATCAGTTGCGGAAGATATCGCAAAGTCAGTGCCCGAAGTTCCTACCACTAAGGTCTGCGCCGCTGCGGTTAAGCTATTTATAGCAGTGATGCCAGTGCCTGCCATTATACCACTCTGCTGAGTTACTGTTAGAACAACAGATGCAGTTGATGGAGGAGGATTTCCTGCGGGTTCAAATGAAATAAAAACAGCTAAATCTTGGGTGCTCCAAACAAACTCATAATAGTCTCCTGCTACAACATCTAATAAAAAGTTCCAAGATGGTAATATGTGCCCATCAAAACTACCGTGCTTTTTTGGAACAAGCACAATTCCTGATGAGCCTGCTACATCAACTCCGTTTTTTCTAAGCCATATAGTAACATCGTGTTCTGATGCTGTTGGATTTCTAAACTGCGCCGACCATTGAATATTGTATATGCCAGTATTTGCAATTGTAACGCGAGAGCCGCTTACAACAGTTACTTGATTTGATAAGTCGGTTACTCCTAACAACATTGGATAACCAGTATTGATAACAGTAGCAAATTGGTCTGTCACATCTGAAAACGCACCATAGTAACCTAATGGAGTTGGTGTAGCAGTGTTATTCAATACCCCTGCGCCCGTTAATGTCAAGCCGCTGCCAATTGCAATCTCCTCCATTATGCCAGTGCTTGGAGAATATCTACCTACAAGGTTCTGAGTTGCCATTGATGTTGTAACAGTTCCGCTTGCGGTAATTGGACCGCCAGATATTAAGCCAGCAGTTGCAACCGATGTAACTGTGCCATTTGTCAGCGTTGGAAATAATGTCGGTGTTCCCGTTCCATCTAAGTAGTCGGCATTTGTTCCCGTTGGCACATCGAACTTGCCGTTAAAAGTATTCCAATCAGTCGAGCTGAGGTAGCCGTCGCTTGCTGCCCCTGCCTGACTGATTGAAATATCGGGAGTTGCTCCGCCGCTTGAAGCTATCGGAGCTGTAGCAGTAACATCCTCAACGATAGTTGCAGGAAGCACTGGAATAGTCGGCTTGTTTAATATCTGATTGTTGCCGCTTGTTGAATTCCAATCAATTGGCTGCTGAATAGTTTGTAAGCCTACTCCCAGATTAACCCAATAAGTTGCATTAGTTGGAAGTATTGAATCATTTGCTGCTATACAGCGATAAACATTGCCGTTATACCAAACAGTATTACCAACCGCATAAGCATTGCCATTAGCTGCTAAGTGGTCTGTGGTAAATTGCAAAGCTATCAATGCTCCTCCACCGCCTCCGCCGCCGATTGCCACCAATGGGTCTTCTGCCGTTCCGTTTCCGATTATTGTAACACCATCAACAGCAACTTCGGTTAAACAAGGTGTGCAAGGTTGTAAGTCGGGTAATGGAATATCGCCAGTAGCGCAAGTATCATAGCAGCCATCTTCTGAACTGGTGATTACTTGCACATCGACATCAACACTAACGCAAGCCCATTCGTAGTTTGCAGTTAATGTCTTAATCTCGTTTATGTATCCCGATGGTACAACCTCGTAGTTAATAACCCCTATGCTCTGCTTAAATAGTGGGTCAGTGCCTGAGCTAAGTTTGTAGATTCTTGAAGCAAGCCAGTCCTGAGCATCTTCGCTGTCGCAAGGAAGATGAGATTTGCGCACGATAGCATAAGCAGTTAGCGGAAAGGTTGTAATATACAACTGCTTGCAGCCGCTCATCTTATAAGAATCAGTCTTACTAACTGTTACCTTGCTTCGCTTAGCCCAAAATAGCGTACCATTCTTAGCATCAAAGTTGGTAACAACCTCAGCCTGCCCATTGCCGATGTAATGCACCCAAGCCTTATCGTTGCCGTTTGCATTAAGCTCGCATAAGCCGAACTGCTTATCGAAGATATTAGCTACCTCGATGCGCTGATTTAGCCTTTCAATTATTGTGCGTAGTAGATTCATTATTTCGATATATTGTTTGCGATTTGTTCTGCTAATAGTTCTGCGTGAAGTTCAAGCATATATTTTTGCTCCTCATCTGTTGGTTTAAAGATAGTGCCGTATAGCTTCTCCAATCCTGCAACCTTGCCTGCCTCATCTGCTGTTGTGTAAACGTCTGAATTGAAACCTTGATTAAATACGGAAGTCGCATCTGTTGCAAACGACCTCTTTAAAAAGCCCGTAAGTTCCAATGGTGGTCTGCCGTTCTTTTGCTTGATTAGCGCATAAGCAGGAGTATAAGGTTTAGTTGGTAGCTTTGCCCCATCTCTATTGCTTCCGCCACTTGTCCCCGTTCCAAAGATGCGAATGTACATTATACGCCGCATATCTTGCACCGCGAAAAATAGCGGAGTAAAGCCGCCACTCCACTCTGCAAAGAGTGCATTAATTCTTTCGCTTACTTCTTTAGGTGTTGCCATTATGGAAGTGCTGTTACATACTTCATATTCTTGCGGCAATCAAAGCAATTACTATCATCAGGCAGTCGCATATTTTGCAACATCGCTGCAAGCTCTTCATTGTATCTTGTTGCTGCGACATCGCGAGCTGCTATCATACCATCGTTAGGGTCTGATGTTGCGAAACCATTGTTTACACTTACTGTTGTATTTACCCTTTGATTCGGGCTGATTTGTAAGCCATAATTAAATATCTCAACCGCAGTTGCATAAGCTAAAGGCATCGCCATTAAGCCGCCGATGCTGCAAAGCCATGCCTCTCTGTCGCAGTTGACATTGTAAACCATTGACATACCTTGCGTGTATTTTTTAGTCTTAGAACTTAGCACATTGAAGCCGTCTGTTGTTAGCTCAATTCCAATTGCATCTACAAACGGGCAGATATGAACGGCTCTTATTCCGCCCCCGCAATCATAGCAACTGCCCTTCTTAGTTATCATCTTAGTTGTATCGTATAACGATTCGTAAACAAACGCTAAATCTAACTTCCTGCGATTCGCTTTGTAAGTCCTGCCGATAAACTCCTCAACCGCTTCTGATTGATAAAAGAATGAATCGACTAACTTCTGCGTAGTCATATCAAATACAAATATCTCAACTGGCGTTGACATCGTATATATGTCAATCTGCAAGCTCGATAAATAGAAGTTTAAAAAGCTCAATTGATTTGGGTCAATTGTTACTCTGATGCCTGCATACTTTCCTGCACCAAGAGCTAAGTCAATGTTGCTTGCGTTGGTCAGCACTTGTCCAATCCTTTTGCTATCAATTACAGTGTCAGCCTTCATCATTGGAGACAATCGGCTCAGCATATCGCTTGACATTTTCTTCCAAGCAAAAGCGAGCTTCGCATCAAACAGCTCCACTCCGCTCATATATTGATTAGTGATTAGCTGACCTAATAAAGTTTGATTGATGCCCAAGTCATCTATGTACAAGCCAGTGGTCGGCTCAGGTCTATCGCATCCCTTTAATCCAAGTAATTTATCGTAGCACATTGGTTAAATTTTATTTGCAAATATAAAAAAAAAGGAGAGGCATACACCTCTCCAATTTTCTATTGCGTTAGAAGATTATCTCCGCCCTCGCTCAACAACTCATCCGAGCTTTCGCTCAGTAGAGGCTGTGAGCCTACTACGGGTTTACAATTGAAACGCAGTTTACATAGTTAACACCTGCAAACTTATCGCCTGCCTCATAGATGTCAGTTGGCAATGCTGCGATGATACCAGTTGTAGTTAATACAATTGATAAGTTACCGCAATCATCCTTCATTGTCAAATCAACTGGCAAGCCAGCAGGAGTGAACAATAAAGTCTTAGAGTAGTTGCTTCCTGCAACTGGAGTGATGCCAGCGTTCCACTCAGCTAAGTTAAATGACAACCATTGGATTGCTCCTGCCGTTGTGATTAACGCTTTGTTTTGTGAACCTTGAGCAGCAGCTAAACGAGAATCGTAAGCAAAGCCAAAGCCGTTTTGCTGTGTGATTTCCAATAAGTTGATGCCGTATTGTGAGCAACATCCTGCTGCCATCGCATTAGCGTAACGCTGCATTGCAGCACCACCGAAAGCAACTGGAGCAGATGGATAGTTAGCCATTCTTGTAGCTTGCTGAATGTCAGCGATAGCGAATGCGTTAGGCTCGTTGCTTCCTAACATTGTAGGTACTACTAAGCAGTCAGAAGATACAGTGTAGAAACCTTCAACATCTGTTCCCCAGTTACCGATTGCAGCAACCGCTTGAACAGCAGCAGCAGAAGCCACCTTGCGGTCAAGTACATCCATCAATCTCATAATTGACTCCAATACATAACGGCTATTCTCTTGGCAATGGCGAGCGATGTCAGCAGCATTGATTAATTGAGAAGCAATGTAAGTATCAGTTGTATCAACTGTATAGGTTGTAGTTGTATCGCCGTAAGTGTTATCAGAAGTACAAGTTAAGATGTTGCCACCTTCTTCAACTTCCGTCTCAGGCAAGCGTTGAATCCAACGAGCTTGAACAGTTTTAAGTTTGCCGTTGCCCGGTGCAACTTCTGTTTTAATTAACTTAACATTCTCAGGAGACAATAAGAACTCTAAGAAAGGTAGTTGCTCGCGTTGACCAACTTCGATAAATAATTCGCCTAATGACATTTGTACATTAGGGCACTCTGAAAGTATTCTTGAAATAGACATGATATAGTCGTTTGTAGTTTTCAATTAGTGCATCGTATTCTAAAGGCTGATGCGATAATGCCTACTTGTTGCAGCTAAAGTCCTGCCGACTACACATAGAGAATGGCAAAGGTATAAAAAAAGTGCTGAACATTTACGCCCAGCACTCAAAAATAAACTATCAACCACGCATCACTATACGCAAGTTGATTTCAATAGTTACTTACTTGGTGTAAAATCTTGGATTGATAGATTTTAATTTGTTATTCTGCTGCTCAAGTATTGGAGTAAATGGCGTTTGCTTTGGGAACTTTGCGCCTGCGTGCGGATTTTTTTGGATGATGCCTGCTTCGGTTGCTTCCTTCAATAGCACATCTGAGACGCTTAAGAATGATCCTGCTTTTTCTTTCGACTTCAATCGCTCCCCCGTCTTTTTATCTTTCACAATGAATGCGCCATCTTCCTCAAGGTCGATTGCATACTTCTCAGTAACCGCAGACTTAAAGCCGCGAATAGTGTACTCGTTAACTGTTGGATCTAGCTTCAAATTCGCAAGCTCCTTCTCGAATGAATTGTTAATCTTTGAAGTCTTGATGTCGGTTGCAACCTGAGTTTTATACTGCTCGAATTGGCTCATTACATCTTGCCTTGCAGAGTCAAGCTCATTGGTCTTGCGCTCAAGTGTCTTGTATTTCTTTTCCCACTCTTGGATGAGTGCTTCTGAGCCGTTGCCTGATGCTCGCTTCTCCCAATCTTCGCGCTGCTTTTCGTATTCGCTCTTAGCTTTTTCTGATGCGTTGCGGATTACCTCCTCAACTTTCTGACCTTTGAAATCTTCATCAGTTAGCACAATGCCGAACGGCTCAAATGCTTTGCGCGTAACATTTGCAATAGTGCCAGTGAGCTTGCCGATTTTACTGCTGAACTCCTCTTGCTTAATCCAATTTTCTTGGAACTTTTCTTTTGCCGCTTCGAGGTCTGTTGCCTCCTCTAGGTTCAGGAACTTGACTAGCTCCAGTGCTTCCTCTTGTTTCATAATTTATTGGTATGGGTGTTAGTTTTAATTCTCTTGCGCCCCGTTTTACAAGCTCTTTGGCAAGCATATCTGTTGCTTGTTTAATACTGCCATCGCTTAATATATAATAGGTCATGCCACAAAGGTAAAAAATATTTGAAAATAAAATACATAATTATTTTGTTAATGTGTTGCGTAATTAAAATATAGTATTATATTTGCCCTATAATTATTCACTCAAAAAATCGAAAACATGAACACAGCAACAACTTACGCAAGAATAGAATTTAATGGATCAAAAACTTATATGGTTATTGATAGCGCAAACCAATGTAGATTTGCTACAACTTCTGAGAGAAAAGCAAAAAACTTTTTAGCCAAACTTTTAAAGCAAGCAGGATTTTAACTATGATACACCGCCTTAGAATTATTGACTGCACCCGATGTGAGGGTGCAGGCTTTGAGCTTGAGCATCCGATACATTGCTTTATAAATGATTGCGAGCTTACTACTATTTGCAGCGATTGCACAGATGATTGCAAAACAAAGCATACAACCGAATGCCGCCAGTGCGATGGCAGCGGCGAAGAGTACGAAGAAGCACCGAACCGATTTGATGACCCCGAAAGATTTTAAATTATGAAAATAAAAATGCCCTTAAAGAATATAACTATTGATGCAAGTTTAAATCAATTGCGAGATGGTGCAGAACTATATGTGAATAGCGATATACACGATTTGTTAATTCAAAATAGTAGACAAGAAGATATGGAGGAAACTATCTTTTATTTGTGGATTAATTGTGGTAAAGATATGGAAGGTTCAATTATGTTTGATGTTGAAATTGATGAGCTTGAAGAGTTTGCAAATGCGCTTTTAAAGAAAATTGAAATTGTTCGCAAGAATTATTCAGCGCAGATAAAATATCAAATTGATAGAGGTTGTAACGTATAATTTAACTAAGTATACCCCTCAGCCTCAGCTCTTGCCTTAAGCGGTAAGTGCCTCAGCTCCGCCTCTTGGTTTTGGTGGTGTTGTGTAGCCTTCTGCCTCTGCCCTTGCCTTAACACTTGCAGGCACTCGGTTAGATATCACTGGCACTAAGTAATGGCGGCAGTTCCAACCTCCAACAAATGTGAATATGCTGCGGCTATCAGTGCCATCGATGCGCCCATCCCAAGTGCCGCCTCTTATGTCGTTAATGCCTGCGCTATTTTTACCATTGCCCCACGCTTCAATCTCTTTGCGGTGGAATATCTGCCCTTCGCGGTGCTCGCAGAAAGGTCTTGTTGTTGCAATCTCGCCGCCTAAGTATTGGAAGTATTCAATGCCTAACTCCTCGTTGACTGCCGCTGCATAGCTTCTATCTGCAATCGCCTGAGCAGTTCCTGCCACTGTGCGCACGTTTGCAAGCAGGCGCCCATCGCTTGCTTCTGTTCCTTCAATAACTCCTTTTAATGCTGATACTGCTTGATTAAGCGGTGCTCTTGCTGCAACATTAGCAGTTAGTTGCTCTAAGAATGGCTGAGTAACATTCTGCTTTAAGCCCGAACCAAAGAAGGCATCAATCGCATTTTGCTTTGAGATATTAAGTAGTTGCTTCTGCACATTGTTAGGCTGAAAGCTACTATCAATCTTCTTTGCAATATCGTCTGTTAGCTGTACTCCTTCATCTATTGAGCCAAGAAACTTCTGCACCGCATCTTTATACTCGCCGCCTGCAAGCGACTTGTTCAGCTCATCGGTTATTAATCCAATTCGTCTAATGTTATCTTCGGTCTGTGCGATATTTCCATCGGCATCAACATCCATCTCGGCGAGCATTGGTGCAATCTTTCGCCAAGCATCTTGCTGTGCCTTGATTGCTGCCGTAGCAATCTCCTCAGGCACATTCTCCAAGAGCTTGATTTTATCTTTAACGAGTTCCTCAAACGATGCCATTCAATAATGTTTGTTGCGCCTGCGCGATTGGGTCAAGTTGTACTCTGATTTTTTCCGCTGCCTTCTCCTGCAATAGTCTAATTTTATCGCTCATCGGTAGGCTCAAGAATGATGGCTGCCCTTCGCTTGGAATGAAGTCTCTTATTAACTCCATAATAAGTTGAGGTGCGCTGTTATGCAATACATCTTGCCACTTCTCAACTGTGCCGCTTGCGAGCCTCGCTAAGACATCAGCGTTACTCATCAATAGCAATTCATCAGCGTTGATAATTAAGTCGTATATCGCGCTTGTCTCATCATCGGTATAGTGAATCGCTCTGATGTAATTGTACACATTGCTAAAGGTAATCGATGGCGGCACTCCTGCCTTAACTCCTTCGCTGATAACTGCAAGGTAATCGCTCGGAGTTGATATGTCGAATGATGTTGGATAAACTAAGTTTACGCCACCAAACAAATCACCGTATCTCATCCTGCCGATTGTAACCAAGCAGAACTCGTAAATGGTAAATAGTTGGTCTGAGATAGGCTTGATAAAAGCATATAAGCTGCGGAGCTTATTCAAGCTACCCGTTGCAGTTGATGCCTCGCCTATTGTTCCGCTCTCATCACTTGATGGTAGGTGCAATATGCGTCTTGACTTTGCCATCTGCTGCTCTATCTCAGTGCGCAAGAAGTTCAATGTTTCCATTGGAGGCGAAACAAACTTTAAGTATTCACCGCTTAATCCAGTGTCTCCTTCGCTGATTGAAGTCTTTGGCTTAATGAGTAGCATACCAGTTGGAGAGAATCTGCTTTTTACTCCGCTGCCTGAGCAACTGCCACAAGTGCGATAGCCTCCGTTTATAGGGTCGAATATCTGCCCATCGTTACAACGATTGCCTTCCTTATCTGTGAACTCACAAATCTCGCCAAGTGCAACCATAAAAGGAAATGCGCTTGTTGCTTTACTCATCTGCAAGTAGCTCTCATCGAGTATCACTTGGTCAAGCAATGGCACTGCTGTAATGAATGGAGATTGAAAAGCAATCTCATCATTAATTAGCTGAGGTGCGCCCATCAATTTGATGCAGGGCACATAACCTAAGTTATGCTGAAATACAACATAAGGCTCGCCGAATGTCATATCAGATTTCTTGCCAGTCTGCTCAATGCGATAGATTGCCTCTTTGTCGTATAGCTCAAGTATAATTCCACTGCGCTCATTCTTGCTGCCTGCTTTAACTACCGAGTAATCATCTGTAATAACTAAGTAGTAACTGCCGAACTCCTGCCCTACAATATTTTTACAATTGTAATACTCTGGCATCGGTCTTATCAGCTCATTTGTAATAGTTCCTTCTTCGTCTGTATATATGTCCTCAGGGAATATCGCAATGATTCCGTTTGCATCCACGAGCTTTAATGTCGGAAGCATATTCTTAATGAACATCTCTAATGAGCCGAACTTCTCAATCTCATTGTTAACGTATTGCTGGAAGGTCTCCTCACCGAAGCGAGGGTCTATCTCTCCGTTGTACTTAATGCTCCAGTTTTGGTCAGCAAAAGCTCTTGAAATTGTTGCTCTGAAATCCTCGAATACACTCAGCGTTGTTGCTTTGTAATTCTCTTTAATATAGGTAGCTTGCGCATCGGTTTGATTAGGAGCGCGAACAGAAAGCAAGTGCTCAGGGTAAACATCGGAGCGGCTGTGCGGCAAGATGCTATCGTACATCTTCGCAGCATAGTTGTAGCCACTCCAATACTCAGGATAACCCTTGCGCATTTTATTGTTAGCAGTATTGCTCTGCTCCCAAGTTTTGCGCTTAGCAATAAACCTATCGACAATCTTCTGAACGTCTTCCATTTTTTTACGCTGCTAATTTAATTGGATTTAAGGCAATGCCAGTTGTAGCTCCTGCCCAATTGCTGCCGCACTTCTTGCCGCCGCACATCTTAATTACTTTAGGTTTAGTTTTCATTTATGTAGAATTGATATGCCTCTGCCTTCTGTGGTGTTCAGCGTTATATTTTTATATCCGAAGTGTGCTGCGTATTCAACGAGCATTCTCGGTCCTTCTAAGTGAATCGTATCGTGGTAAGCAATAACTCCGCCTCTTGATACAACTTTCTCAACTAACTTAAACTCTTTAACAACGTGCTCCCAAGAATGGTCGCCATCAACAAAGATTAAATCAAAGTGATTTGTTGGCAGCTTGCTTAACTCATCAAGTGAATTTCCAAGTACAAAGTCAATCGCTTTGCCTTTAGAAGTCATCGCCGCCTTAGTCGCATTGGTGCGGTAGTCGTTAATGTCGATGCCTAAGTATTGACCGCCTTGCGGCAGTGCATTAATTAAGTGCTGAGTTGTCTCGCCCTCGAATACTCCAATCTCTAAGATGGTTCTATACTTCGCCATCTTAACCAGTGCCGCTAAGAATGCGCCGCACTCATCCTCACTATTCCAATCGTGGCGAGGTTGCTCGCTGAATGTTGCTGTTGTAACAACTTTCTTAGGTCTGCCTACTTTACCTTTTTCCATCTGCAAATTTATTTTGAACAATTCTGTTAATGTAATATATATGTCTTCTGCCAATCGCTTGGTGGTCTGCCTTAAGCATCCTATCAAGCCAGTCAATGTAAAAGTTCGGTGTGAATCCGTTGCCGCCATAATAAGATTGCAAATAAAACTTTTCAGTAATCTCTTGGAATGTCAAGCCTCTTGTCATCGCAAAGTGAATCATACCGCCCTCGCTTGTTTTAATTTTATCGTATGCCTTTAGCGCAGGGTCAACTCCAAGTATCGCCATTGCAATATTCATATACAATTCATCAGGCTGCGAGCCGCCCCACTTCATTCTTAAGTCCTTTAATGGTATTGGATTATCAAAGTATAACTCTTGCGCCTTGCTGTAAATCGCTGCCGCTTGTTCTCCTTTTACAACCCATTGCATCGAGCTATTGATGGCAGGCATAACCGCATCGGCAGGAAGTTCATAGTGCGCCCAAATCTTATCAGCCCAAGCCCACTGCATAGCTTTGAAGTCGCGCCCCTTGTCGATGGTGTGATAGCCAACTGTATGGCTTATGTAATCTTTGCCCGATTGATTAAGCTCATCAATCATTGGCTGAATGTCTTTAAGCGCAATAGCATCTACATCAAGGTAGAGGTTGCGCTCGTATGGTAAGTAATCGTATAGCTTAACCTTTAGCTTTGCAGGGTCAAGTTTGTTGTTGGTGTAGATGTCACCCTGCGCAATGTCACTAACATAGTCAATGCAATTGTGTAGCTCAGGGCATTGGCTGAACGCCTTGCCTCTGTCATCTACAATTAGCGCAATGTTTATTGTAGGGTTAAACTTCTTAATGCTGAAAGCAAGGTTATAAGCAGCCCAATAATACTGCACCTTACCGAATGCAAGAAGCACCACTCCAGTTGTTGGAGTGATGCTCTGAATAGGATTAGTTGCTTCGCTGCTCATTAGCTGAATACTCCCGCAGGAGCGTCATATTGTGCAGGAATGTTTTTATTTCTCCAAGAGAAAGTTACCTCATATCTCTGAAGCTCGTTGTTCTGCTCAGGTAAAATGAAGTTCGCTGAGGTAGTGATACCTACTGGAGCGGTAATGTAAATCACCTTTCCGCTGTCGCACATATACGCAAGAATCCAAGAGATTCTGCGGTTGTTGACATCGTTCCAAAATACACTGTTACCATCAGTAACATTCGCATCGTACAAAGTAGCTGTTCTATCTTCGTTGATTCTGATTGATGTGCCGCAGCCGATTGGTGAGTCCACTGTTATCGGTGAGCCAGCAGGAAGCGCAAAGCGAATATCGCTTATCATCCTTGCTGTGCCTGCCGTAAGCAGTGCATCAACCTCAACTGCATCGGAAGGGTCAACAAGCTCAGTTCCACAAGAGCCAACTATGATGGCGGAAACTCCGCCGAGTTTATATTCGTTGCAGAGCACTAGGTCGTGCTCAAGCAGTGATGTGTCGCAATATGATACACAAGCCATTTTAGAATAGTATTAGTAAATTGTTGCGCTGTTAGATAGGTCGCTGCAATGACACCTACTTTATTCTCTATGGTGTTGCAAATATACTAAAATTGATAATACAAATTAATCGAATCTTCAGTTGTTATTCTTTGCCCATCTTCTGTCAAGATAAACGGCTCATCATTATTAAGTATCGAAGGCAAGCAATCAGCACTGGTATTGCTGCAAAGAATCTTGCGCACCTTCGACTTCTTAAGTGCAAGGTCAACGCTTATCGCTCCCAAGTCATCAGCATCGTTATATTCAACATCGGGAAACTCCCCGTCAATCGGATAGTATAAATCGCCATTCACATAGCAGTTATCGTAGTAGAATATTGTACTAAGGAAGTCCAATACATACTCAGGCAATCTACCGAAGGCAAATGTCCACTTCTTCTCGCGGTCAACGTAGGTGCTTGTCCAACCGCCTGAAGCAAAGCGGAAGTTGTTAACCTCAGTAACATACTGCGCTCTGAACTTGCGCCCTTCAAGTCTTATCGCAGGAAGGAATGAGCTGCCGCCGAACGCAAGGTTAAACTGGTCTTCTGCGTTGCATCCTTCAATCTTGTAATACTTGCAAGGGTCATTGTAATCTCCGATTGCAAGCACATCGGTGTACGCATTCCATATAATATCTTCCTCTGCTAACTCAACAGTGATTGCCCTTGTTAGCTCTGCGCTTCCTGCGCTTGGTCCGAACTGCTCAACTAATATCTGCAATGGTGCGTTGCCTCCTGCAACTATGCTGACTGTCTGACTTCCTGTGCCAGTTATGGAAACTTGGTTAGCTCCTATCACTGCGTATATGCGCACGTTAGACGCTGACTGAATAAAAATGCTGACGTTATAAGTCAACCCATCACAAAGCTCATTGCCAGTGTTAGAAGTCATTGTTGAATCTTCAGTAATCAGCACATTGAATAATGCACTGCCCTGCGTTAAGATAGGAGAAACGCTGCCGCCCAATGTCCAACCTTCAACTCCGAACTGCCCCTCCATTAAGTTGCCATTAAACACATAGCTTTGACCGCAAGTATTAGTGCAGAAGTCAACGAGCGCAAGTCGATAGCAGCCTGCGCCAAGCTCCAAGTCAGTCAGCGCAAAGCCGCCCGTTATCTTGTTATCCTTTACAGTGTACGTTGGTGCAATCATATCAACTGTTGCAAGCGTCTCCGCATCTACAATTCCAACTCTCATCTGCTGCACTGAAGCAAGACCATTAACAGTTATGCTCTGAACATCTAAACAACCTATCCAACTTGGCGATTCAAAGATTAAAGTTACGCTGCTTGCCGATACTGTGGGAGCGTTGAAGTATAGCGTGTATGTTCCTGCCAATGTTATCACCTGAGTTGATGAGCCAACCATACTTACGTTAAGACTCCCCTGCTCTAATGATGGTACAGTGAACGTAACTTGAAACAGCTCATAGCTGTAATTCATATATAAGTCTAGGATGTAATCACCACCGCTCGGCATAACTGTTGAACAGGCAAGCCCATCAACAGGAACTCCCCATCCTCTATCGGCAACATCATAAACATAAAGCTCCGAGCCTTCGCAGGGTGTTGTCTCCACCTGAAAAAATATCTCATCGTTGAAGTCAACCAACTGCTGATAAGGTGTGCCGCAGCCTTCGCATTGCACCTCGCTTGTCGGGTTAAATATTATCGGTTGGTTTGGTATGGAAGTAAAGCTCATCGTAGTATCTTGTTTGATTTTAATTCAATAGAAGCATCTTGCTTTATTATGCTCTTAACATTTACATTCTTTATATATCCTTCAATCACTCTCAATGGGTCATCTGTTCTGCCGAACTTAATCGGCTTGCTCGTGTTGTCCAGTATATCTTCAATCTCCTCCATTCTTAGTGGTCGGTCGAAAGAGTATATAAATCGCTTTATGCTGTTTGGGTCAACTGGCTGCAACACTTGAGGGAATGGTGTACCAATAGCATCGAACTGAGTGTAATATGTTTCGCTTGTAACTGGGTCAGTCCAACTATTTAATATCTCTGCATTAGGTCCAGTAACTTCCGAGCCTCCAAAGATGTTAACAGTCACTTGGTCACCTTGATTGCATATTGTAGTCCAGCTAACTGTTGTTATTGCTGTAAGTGTAAGTGGGTCGGGTATTACTGGAATAAAATCAGAGTAGCTATCCAACTCAATGCCCGTTCCATTTGACCTTACTATCATTGAATAATAACCTAACTCAGCACGACCATCAGCAATGACTGTTGCCGAAAAAGTATATTCGGCAGTATAAGGCACTGTATAAATAATGCCATCAAAGTTACCGCTTGGGTCAATCAATTCATTTGCAAACTCAATATAAGTTGTTGGAGGTCCTGAAAAAAATGGAGTAAAACAACCAACACTTGGGCAAGAACCGCTAAGCTCCCAATTCTGTAAAGGGCTTGCATTATCTCTCGCCTGCACCTGAGTGCTGCCAGGAAAGAAGCCCTGCTGATATGAGTAGATGCCGTTTGGATAACCGCCTACCCAATTAAGCGCAGTCTTTTCATTTGTGTAATCGCCATTGTAAACAGTCTGCCCAATGCTATAAGGGTCAAACTTTCGTGCTAAGCCTTTATTAAGCGCAACACTCCAAGCCGCCTGAATGATGAACACATTGTTGTTAAAGTTCTCGCTGCCATATCTATAAACATCTTCAATGACATTAGTGTCGAACACTACATCGCTGCTATTTAACTTTAAGACATTGCTTGTATTGCATTCACCTAATAGCCCAAAGGTCTCCTCTTTAAATCCTCTAAATGAATCTTGAAAGAATGTGCAAGGTGCTTCTCCATTATTACATTCGTGCTGCTCTAAGTATGGATTGCTACCAAAGTCTATCGCTGCATATTGCTGCTCTTTATCATACTTTAAAAGTATATTAGGCTGGTCGTATAAGTTAACATCAGCACCTAACTGAATGAAGTATGTTGCAAGCTCGATGCGCAGTAATGGTCTGCCGTTTGCCTGCGTTTCAATTACCATTCCAAGCCTTAGCTTTTTATTCAAAGCATTATATAAAGACTCAAACGATACAGATGTAGGTACTATGCTCGCATTGAAGATTGATAACCCAACAGTAACCAAGTCAAAGTTCCCATCAGCAGAATAATCAAAAGCAAACAACGTGCTATCAAAGTCAACAAAGTTATCACTCATACAACTAACCAAGTGTTTAAACGCATCGTATATGCTAACTCCGTAAGATGAGTAAAGATAAGCTCCCGTTGCAGGATTAAACATATCAACCTTTCTATAAATCGGAGGTGATACTGGCTGTAAGTTCTTTGTGATAATGCTATTGAGCGGAAAAGGAATCGCCTTGTTGTTGTTTATCTTGCTGCTAAATGAGTTATCGTATATCTTAGTTGTTACCTCGCACCTATCCAAAAGAAAAGTACACTCTGATAAAATTATGTAGCCATTTGTCAATCTCTTAAATACTCCCCCACACTGGTATTGAATCTCAACATTAACCAATGAGCAGCCGCCAGTATCAATCAACTCGTTGTATAAGTATTCATAAGCACCGCCAACTAACTTCAAATCATTGTCAAAGGAAACAATGCGCATATTGATTTCGCTGTTCTCATTTACAGTAACGCCAAAGTCATCTGAGTTAGTCGGCTGCCCTCTATCAGCTCCATCAATTAAAAACTTTAAATCTACTGCCATAAGTACCTTGAATCTTGTTGGTTGATATTGATTACTACGTTGCGATTCTTTAAGTCCTTGCGCATTCCTTTTATCTCCTTCTCCATACTCTTGCTGTTAAGTGATGCGTTAACTGTTACCCCTTGCTTATTGCGATTTCCTGCCACGTAATCCATCAACGCTGGTCTTACATATCTTTGCTCAATTAACTTTCTAAACGCATCGCTTGAGCTGTTAATCGCATCAAGCTCGCCGCGATGTCTAATACTCTGCCTTCTGTTTACAATGTACTCATCGCGCTCCGCTTCGACCATTGTGCCTCCGCCGCTGTGCAACCTTCCTCCAACTACACCGCCTCGCTCGAACTTTGGTATTGGCTTAGCGATTGCCGCTGCTAATTGTACTGCTCCTAATGCAGCAGCGAATATGATTGCAGGAATACTTGCAGGTGGTCCGAGTGCATTAGCTTTAGCAATTGCCTGAGCTGTGCTTATTGCAATTTGGAATATTGCAAGTGCCTTGTCTTGCTTAGCTTGCTTTGTTTTCTCTGCTGCTATCCTTGCGTTAGTTCTTTTCTCTAAATCTTCGCGCTGCTTTGCTTTATCTCTTTCAAGTGCATTAGATGAGTTGATTGCTTGTAGCTCAGTTTCGCTTTGTGCTGTGATGTCGGAAATTCTATTCTCAGTTAGCTGCTTGCTTAGGTTGTTAACTTCATTAAACAATGCAACTACTTGGGATGCGTATTCAGATGCAGTTTCGATTCGCTTATCGGTCTCCTTTTTATTCTCCTCTGTAATAGCTGCTTGCGTTTCAGCATTAATCAATTCAATCTCGCTGGCGTTACCTTTAGCCGCTGCAACTCTTTTCTTACCATCCGCTTCAATCAACTTGATGCGATTCTCTAAACTGCTGCCCTCAGTTATCTCAAGCGTCTTTAGCTTATTTATCTCATCGTTGAGCGTTTGGTCTGCAATGTCAGCTCTCGCTTTGCCAATTAGCGGTGCATACTTCTTAATTATCTTTAGCTTTTCTTCTTCTACATCATCAGTAGCCTCAAGCTCGATTGCAAACTGAGCCTCAAGTGCTGTAAGTTGTTGTTGCAATGTTGCATCATCGGCAGCAGCAACAGCATCAAGTTGCTCTTTAAGTGCCTCCTCTCTTTCTTTGTTTATCCTATCATTAACCTCATTACCTAATGCAACTCGTTTCTTAAGCCTATCAATATCTTCTTTTTGCCTTTCTTCTATATCTTTCTTTTCCTTCTCAGCAGCTTTCTTAATTGCTTCTGCTGCGGCATTTGCCGCTTCAATCCTTGCAACTTTTATTTTTGACTCTCTATCTAAAACCTCTTGCTGCAATTCAAATATTATCTCGCTTGCTTCTTCGGCAGGTCTATTCAAAGATTTTAATGTTGTCTCAATTACGCTCTGCTTCTTCTTAGCAAAATCAATAAGTATCTGCTCGCGCTCAATCTCTAATTTAGTTGTGTCTTTGTTGGATGCCTTTAGCAAATCAATCTGCCTTGTGATAGAAGACTCGCGAGCTTTAACTTTTCTTTTTTCCTGCTCAACTAACTTCTCAAATACATTTGGATTTTGCTCTTGTTCTTGAATACCAAAGAATTCCTTAGTCTTATCAATTACTTCTCCAACCCCTTTTGCAAATCCTTCAAGTCCAGGTATGGCATTAAACGCAAATTGCTTCACCTTATCGAAATTCTCAACTAAAGCAATCAAACCAATAACAAGCAAACCGACTCCAGTTGCAGCAAGTGCAAGCCTGAATACTTTCATTGCTCCAGTTGATGCGCCAACTACTGTGGTAAATGCACCTTGTGCAGCTGTTAGCGCAAATGTTCTTGCAGTAAGCACAGCGGTCTTAACTGCGTTCTCCTCTTTAATCAATGCGCTTAGCTGCTGCACCGAGTTAGCCACCGCCGTTGCTGCGGTAATCTTAACCAATGCTTTTTGCAAATCTTCGTTCTCCTCGCCAAATAATGCCGCTGCACCTTGCGCAAGCTCGAAGCCTGAAGCGAGTGCCTGCGTTGCACCGACTGCCGCATCGAACTTAAAAGTGTCAGATGCAAGTATCTTTACTCGCGCTCTTGTATCACCTATTTGGTCTTCTAACTTTGCCGCCGCAATAAGCAACTTATTGAAAGCATCAGTACCTTCTTGCCCTGCAATCTCTAATGCGCTTAGCTCCTGCTTCAACCCTCTTAGCTGACCAGTTAAACTCTTGCCCGACTTGCCGACATTATCAATCGCCTTCGCTTGGTTGTCGAGTGCCTTCTTAGCCTGCCCACCGCTAAACGCCGCCGCAAAAGAGTTGGCAATGCCAGTGTACTCCTTCTTTACTTTAGCCGCTGAGTCCTGCGCTCCCTGCACAACCTTGTCATTGATTTGGTTTATCTCATTGACTGTTGCCTTGAGGCTCGTGGTTTCCGCCTCGTATGCGACTTGAATCGTAGCTGTTGCCATTACTTCTGTGCTTTAATATTCGCCTCAAATTTACGCAAATAAAAATCAATATCAGCACGCATCAATTCATTATACTCAATTGCGCTGCCACCACTGAGAATCATACACTGGTCCTTTAAGTGGTCTGCTGCTTTCGCCGCTCGGTATCGCGGTGAGTATTTAATCGGAAGATTGTCTCTTTGAGCTTTCGCTGCGCTATTAGGTTGTACTCCCAAAGCGTCTGAAAGTCTTCGGGAGACATAGTGAACAAGGGCATCAGCGGAGCGATACCCAAGTTGTAAAAAAAATCTTTCGCACCTCCCTTGCTCAACTTCTCAAATACTTGCAACTTCTGCTCGTGTATATCAATGTTCACTGCCGCAGGGTTCTCATCTTCGCGCACTATCCAAGTAGCTGCAATGTTAAGCAAGATGTCGCGGTGAATGACAGTGTCTTGCCTTTCGCGTATGATGTGAATGTAAGCAGCAACGAGCGCAGCATTCTTTGCGTTGCTCAAGCCTGCACCTAATGCTTTCTCCATTCCTTCAAGTATCAGCTCCATCTCAGTGCCTGAGATACCGCAGCTTAATCGCTCAAGCAACCCCATCGACATACTAAACCGCTCCAAAGGTAGATTAAGTTCCTTCGGGAAGCGATAGTATGTATGCCCTTCGTGCTCGAATACTTTTACTAAGTTGTACTCCGACTTCTTTTGCTTACTGCGGAAGATAGAGCGCACTTGCTCTTTTAATTTGTTTATGTACTTCATTGATTGATTCTTTTATTTGCAATTCATTAGCGTTGGACATCTTTACAATTGTGCTTCTGCCATCGTGGAAGATATACATAATCTCATTTAAGTTTACAATTATATCAGTGTATCCAAGCTCCTCCGTTGTTAACTCTTGCAACTGCTCATCCTCAGTGTCCATAAACTGAATTAGCTTAGTATGAACGTGGATAAAGCCTGCCATCGCTACCAGTAACCAAATGGACACTGCGCATCTTCTACTCTCGTCTTTGCAGGCAGGAAGCAGCCGCACTCGTTGCAAGCATTTAGCTTCTTGTTCTTATGTTGGCATAAGTTGCATATCGCAGTTCGCGGCTTGCTCAGCTCAGTCTTCTTCTTGTTACTGGTAACATAGTACCACCAACCTTCAACTATTGCAAATATCCTGCTCATTGTATCAATGCAGCTGAGAATGATATACACTTGTAGATATCGCCATCGATTGTGATGTCTTCCTGCGTTTGTTGCCCTGCGGTTAATGTTACCCATATCGTATAACCTTGCATCGGGTCAAGGCTCAGCCCTTCAATAGTTATGTTGCCGCCTTCATCGCTCTCCGCTTCAATCATCATTATGTTGCCAGTAGCATTGTGCTGCACCCATACGAAGTATTCGGTATCAGGCTCAACAGCTCCGAAGGTAAAAGTACCTAAGCACGCATCGATGTAGTTGCCTGCATTGTAACAAGGTGTGCATACGCTCATAAGTATCTCTTTAAAATTGCATTGACAAAGTAACGAAAACAATCTAAGAAATCTGCACGCTCAGATAATATTTTTCTATTGCTCTTGATGATGCTGCCGTTGCTATCGCACTGCACTTGCTTTGCATCGAACACGAAGCCCTTGCACTTTACTGAGTTAGCCCTGATGTCGAGCTTACGAAGCGCAGCATTGCAATCGATGCGGCTGTTGTAGTGGGTAGGGTTAGCAGGAATGATTATCTGTGAATCGCTGAGGTGCAATCTTCTTTTGATTTGAGTGTATGCGCTTGAGTTGTCTCTCTGCTGCACTGTGCCGCCCTTACCCATCGCATCGCCAGTTATCCGCAGCAAGCCCATAGGTATGCCCATCCTTTCGATGTAATCGCAGAACGCATCAACGCTTCCCTTATCAATCTTTATCTCATCGACCACCACGCAGCCTCTTGGCAGTTGTTGGATCACAAGTGCGCAGAGTGGGTTGATGTTGAAATCGACACTTACGAAGATAGGGATGTTCTTGTTCAGCGCAATGCTATCATCAATGTGCTTCTCATCCTGCCACTCGTATAAGAACGGATTGGCAACATCATCTAAGATATCCCAATCGCCCTCAACGAATCTTTGATATTGGACTGGAGGTAACTCGCGCAAGCTCTCAAGGTATTCGGCAGGGATGTGCGGATTGTCAGTTATCTTACTCGGTATGTAGCTCCAACGCTCAGGCAAGCTGCCATCGCGGTATCTATCATAGATAACGCTCTTGACCCAGTTGTTAGCAGGGTTGCAAGTCGCCAAGCAAACAATCGGAGGCTTGCCGTGCGCCTTGTTCCACGATCCGATTCGCTCCTGCACCTTATAGAAGGTCGGCTCTTGCAGCTCGTTTACCTCATCAAGCCCTGCGCCGTTTACTTCCAATCCTCTAAAGCGGTTAAGGTCCTTATCCTCATCAAAGCTCTCAGCCATAAAGATAAGCTCGCTGCCGTTGTTGAATGTAACGACATTGGTGTCTCTGTTCCAACTTCTGATGTGCGCATTTAGCCCATCACCAAGCAGTCCAGTGAATGAGGGAAACGTGGTGCGCTTTAAGTCAGGTAAACTCTTGCGGATAATTACCCACCTTGAGCCGCCGTAAGCTAAAGCCAAGTGAGACAAGGTAAGAAGTAGCCAATACGTCTTACCCCCCCTTATACTTCCTCCGAATACTATTACGCGATAGTTTG